AAGGACAATTTGTCATTAACTTTATATCTATATCTTTCTGATGTTTCAAAGTATTTTATATCTGCAAAACCATCTTCTAAATATTCACCTTTTAATATATACTTATCGTCAACAAATCTTATAAAGTGATGCTGATCTAAATATTCATTACCTTGTTGTCTTGTATAATCTATTTCAAATAAAAATTCTAAACCAGATACTTTACCAACATTAGCACCGTCTGACCAAGAGTTTTCAGTACCATCATAAAATGTTTGCGCTCTGTTTTCATAACCAAATCTAGCTATCTTACGTATACCTAATGCTAAGTTATAATCATAAGGTGTTTGTATTGTAGCTGTTTCAAGGCCATTTGTAACTGAAAATGTTTCTACATCTGATATAGAAGTACCACCATTTGCAGCTGCATAAAATGTAGAAAATTTAAATATTTTCTTTACATCTTGACTACAACATTTTTTAGGTGCTGCGCAAGCAACCATTGCTATACATATTACGATAATTAGTTTTTTCATTATTTTATTTAGTTGTTATATTATTTTATTCTAGCCTAATACCTTCATATTTCCTTTTTTTCTTTTTCTTTTTTTCTTCTTCTATACCAACATTGTAAGGTGTCCAACCAGCACCCATAAATATTCTTTGCCATGTTTCATATTTATCACTTAAAGCGTGTTGCACGTTAGTAATATTTTGGTATGGCGAATAAACAGGCGCATTAGTAATAGCTTGTATACTCATTAACCCCGCTTCTAGTTTTGGATTACCTAATTCAAATTTAAAAGGAGTTTTTGTGTTAAACTTTAATCTATCGCCAGCTAAATCTAACATACCAATTTTAGATCCAATTGGTGGTGATATATTTAACAAGTCTTCTGTAATTTCACCATAATCAGCCATATAACCTTTTGGAGATTGTTTAAAAAATTCAATTGCAGCATTTTTAAACGATGATATAAAAGCTCCTTGTATACCAAAACCTCTTAACATAGAATCTGAGGTTGATTGTAGTGTATAAGTTTTTGTACTAGCTATTTTTTCTGGAGTAACATCTTCATCATTAAATAACATTGCAAACAAAGCTGATTGTAAACCAGCAAATATACTTACTTGAGCGCCCATATAGTATGCTATTCTACCCATAGCCTCTGAAGTATTTCTTAAACCAGTTGTTCTACCTTTAGCTACATCAAGTATATCTTTCATACCCGCTCTATTCATTTGCATTGGAGTATTGGCAAATGGTAGTATAAATCTACCTATTAAGGATGTTTGTTGTCTAGATAATAAATCTGCTCTTGATGACTGCTGTGTTCTTTCTGATAAAACTTGAAAATCTAAAAACGCTTCTTTTTCAGCTTCTTTAGTTTTCATGCCTTGTCTTTCATACATTTTAATTCTGTTTCTATAAAACGTGGCACCACCAAAAGATATTGCAAAACTATCCGCAAGTTTTGTAGGCGTATAACCAACTTTTAAAACTTTAGATATTATACCCTGTATCATGTTTGGTGAAGCAGCAGCCGCAGAAGCAATTTCAGCTTCAGTAACATTTATTGACAAACCGTCACGTCTTTGTTTTAACATAGGAGAGTTCATTATAAACATAAAGTCTTTAGCAAACTGAGGAACATTGGCCATTGCTCTTGCTGCAGATATAGGATTATTTTCTCTCATATTAAGAAAATTAAGAGTAGATATAGTTTGTAGAGCAGCTGATCTAGTGTTAAAATTCATAATAGTACCAATACCACCGTTTAAATAATTCATCATAGCGCTACTACCTCTATCTAGTTTTAAAGATCTAGTTCTACCAGTTTCCATACGATCAAACATATCTTCAATGTTTTCTCTCCACCTGGTGCCAAGCTTAGACTCCATTTTGTTTAAATTTTCTTCACTAAATATTTCGTTTTTAGCGTTTGTCCACTCTTGAAGATATTGTTTTCTACTAACGCCTCTATCTATATTTGTGACTTCACCAGCCATTGTTTCTGCCCACCAGTTTTCTCCTGGTTCTTTTAAACCTTTTTCTTGTTTTGTAATTGTAGCAAAACGCTCCGCATAAGCTCTTAATCTCGGATTGTTTATTACATGCTCAACCAATTTGTTTTCTGATGTTTTTGCTAAATCAGGTATTGTGTAACCAGCTTTGTTCCAAAGATAAACTCTCATTGCCATGTCGTTTGTAAAGCTAGTACCTTCAACTTCTTTTGAAATTATTTTAACTACGTCTTTATTTTGTTTACGAAGACTCATGTAATCGTTTTTAGCAGATTGTCTAGCTACGTTGTAATCTCTTATACCTCTTTCAAATGGTAACACAAGCTCTTCTTTAAACCATTTTTTATTTTCGTTACCTTTTTTACCTTTACCATACAAAGGCTCTATTAATAATTCTAAATCAGCAGCGCTATCACGCATAAATATTCTTCTTCGTTTGATATCTTTACCTCTAATTTTTGCTTCAGCTTTAGAAAATCTTTTTTGGGATTCAATACCTAAAGAGTGTTCCATTATTTTGTTTATGGCAAGGTCATTGTTTTTACTAGCTAAAGCTTGTTGAACTTTAGATTTAATATCTAGCTGGCTTAAGACTTCTTTAACAGCTTTTACATTTGGTAAAGCGTCGTCAACAAAATACATATCGTTATAACCTTCACTAAACTTTTCAAGCATCCATAATGCTTTTGCTTCGCCAGTGCTATTACCTAATCCAGTTATATTTTTTAAAGGTATTTTTACACCTTCTGACTTTAAATAATCTTGAATTGCTTTAGCACTTTCAGGGGCTCTAGCAGTTAATATAAATACATTATCTGGACCAAACTTTTCTATTTGATTTTTCATTTTCTGCATTAAAGGCCCTGGCTTACCTTTTGTTACTCTATTAAAATCAGTAAAGTCCATTTTCCAACCTTCTTTTAATAACTTTTCACCAACAAATGGCCACTCGTTAGAAGCTATTTTCTTTTTTTGTTTTCCTTTAGTTGCAAACACAAAGTTTTCGCTAAAAGCAACGGTTTCATCAAAATCAAAAACACTAGCACCTCTTGCTTTTTTGTTTTTAACCCTACCGCTTTCTAGCGCTTGATCTCTAATTTTAGCGTTTCTAATCATATTTGCTGTAGAAACGTTTTTAGATGGTAAGCCGGCTTTTTTAGAAATTGCTTGTAAATTTTCGTAAACATTTTTTGCTTGAAGTCTACCGTCTATAATTTCAGCGTAAGTTTTTCCAGTTTTAAAATCAACAATAGATTCCATTATTTGTCTTTCTAGCAAAAAGTTAGCTTTAGCTGTTACATCTGTAGTGATACCTTTTTCAGAATATATATTAGCTGTATTACCACCAGCCTCAGCATCATCTATCTTTTTTTGTAATTCTCTACTAATTATGCTTTGCTTGAACTCTCTAATTAAAGGTTTCATGTTATCTTGAAAAGCTTTTTTCTTTCCAAAATTATTTAAAGTATTTAATAGTAAATTACCAGTAAGGTTTGTTAATTGAAACTCGTGTTCACTCCTGTATCTTTCAGAAAGAGTTTTTTCAACATTACCACTTCTAATTAATGTACTAGCGTTGTGAGTAGCTAAACCTCTAAACCAACCATTACCCAAATTTGTTTGTATTTGTAAAAAATAGCTAACGTTGTTAATTGCTGTTTCTAAACTACCTTTTTCGCCAGACTTGGCAGCGTTGTTTATATAGTCAAATAGTTTTGTAGAAATATAATTTAGCATACCTTGGTTTGCTTCTAGCATTTTGTTGTAGCCTTTTAAAGTACCGTCAGGAGATAATTGTTTTTTAATATTTTCAACATATGCTTTTCTTATTTTAGGATTGAAAACATCAAGACCCTTGTCTTCAAACGTTTTTAAAGCATTGTCTACTGCCTTTTGTACATCTGTGTTATTGTTTACTTTAACAAACTTAGGATCAAAATATTTTTTCTTAAACTCTTTGTTTGTCAAGGGCTTGCCGGTTTTTGTACTTACTTCTCTAAAATTTACTAAATCAAGTCCCTCAAAAATACCGTTACGCATGTCCTTATCAAATATTTTAGGCTCAGTGATTTTTCCTCTTTTTTTACTTACTCTAGTCACAAGTGGTCTATAGCCAAACCTTTGATTTCCATAACCCATAGTAGTACCAAGACCACCTCTATCAGGACCTGGCATGTTTAGTAATCTAGCGTCAAACGATTCAAAAAACTTAGGTAAAAATAATTCAGCAAAGTCTTTGCTAAAATCTCTATCTTTTTCTCTTTTAGACTTAGCTTGGTTAACATTAATCAAGTCTTTATTAATAAGTCCTTTTTCTGAAAATTTGTCTAATATTTTGTTTAACTCTCCATAAACACTAACTCCTTTTTTACCGTCAAACTTAGCATCAAAAATAATTGGCTTAACCGCTTTGCCTTGTATAATACCAAGAGATCTTCCAGCATCTCCAAACTTTACAAATAATTCGCCAGTAGTAGAAAGTTCTTCTACGCCTAACTTCATTTTTTCTAGTATCTCTGCTTTGTATGGTTTTAAACTTTCGTTGCTAGCTATAACCTCTAAAACAGCAGCTTTAGCTCCTTGACCTTTTTTTATTTTTTCAACAAACTGATCAACTACTAGCTTTGTTTTCATAGATGCTAAAGCCTCTGGAGTGGTTCCTCTTAAGTTTTCTCTAATAGATGTTAAAACTTGATTAAGTTGAAGTCCTTCGTAAACGCCAGGATTCATTTTCTTTAACATTTCAACGTATCTAGGATTATTTAACTGCATGTCTACAACTTTTCTAGCTACAGTAAAAGTTCCATGAGGCATTAGATAATCCATTCTTTTGTGATGCTGATCTTTTCTGTTACCTTTAAATATAATGTCATTAAGAATACCTTTTCTATATGGCTCTTTTTCCATTTTATCTCTACCCTCAGCTTTTTGAGAATCTGTTAATATTTCTTTAGCAATACCTTTGTTTAATTCTGCAAAAGTAAACTCTCCCACTTTTTTATAAAGAGGAGCAAAAGTAGATTTAGCAGCGTTTGTAGTTTCCGATGTGTATTTGTCTCTGCTTTCTGGTAGCGTCGCCTCATAGAGTTCTTTTTCTTTTGCCTCAAATATTTCTTTAGAAATATCGTAATAATCTTTTTTAGCTACTTTTTCTAAAGTAATACTACCATCTTTATTTTCGACTTCTTTATATCTACCAAATTGCTTTTCAAATAATTTTTGAGTTTCAGGGGTAATAGCTTCTGCTAATTTTTCCGGTCTTAAATCGATTAAAGCTTTTGTTGATTTTAAATAGTCAGTTGTGTTTTTTCTAATACTAACCAAGTCTTTAGGCTCAACGTAATCAAGTGGATTTATCTTCTTTTTACCTTTAGCTTCTCTTTTTATTTCTTCTGTTGATTTAAACTCAAAAGTACTAGGGCCTTTAGTATCAACAATATCTCTACCGGTTTCACCCATTTCTTGAATACTTCTTGTAAAACCAAGACCTTCTAAATCGCTTTCTTGACCAAGAGCTCTTTCTTTTATTTCGTGTATACGATTAATTAAACCCTCTCTAACCGTTTTAGTTAAATTTTGTTTACCTTTGTAACCTTCTTTTGTAGCTTTTTCTATAAATTCAGGTGTTCCAAACTTAGCATCGTATTTAGACTCTAAGGCTTCAACTTCTTTTTTAGTTAATCTTTTGTTTCCTTCTGAATCAAAAACGTCTGGTTTTCCTTTAGTATAATCAAATTCTTTTCTAGCTTCATATTCTTTTATTAAACCTTGAACACCTCTATTTTTAGCATCAGGACCTCTATTTATATCATACACCATATCTAAAGCCAAAGTGTATCTTTGATCAGGGTTTTTATAAACTTCAGGATACATTCTTTCTATTAAATCATATATAATATTATCAAAGTTTTTACCAGCAACAGAAGATCTATCTTTAGGATCAGGCATTGTGAGTTGTTCTATAGATCTATCAAGTTTTAAACCTTCTTTGCCTTTAACTATATCTTGATAAGTTTTTTGAGTTTTACTAGATAATTCTACAGACTTAGAAGGCATATTTGTTTTCATTACCTCTTCTGACTTTTCTTCATTTTTTCTCTGTTGTGTCCTACTGTCTGCTTCTATTTTTTCGGCAAAAGTTCCATCTGCTTTTACTCTTTTAAACATTTCTATTTGTTTTCTAGTAAGATTACCTTCTAAAGTAGATCTAGAAAAATTAGCTATAAAATCTATTAAGTCTTGTTTAGTACCGCTTTCAATAACACTAGTACCCATGTGTCTATTAGTAAACTTATTTAAATCCATTTGTAGCTTTTTCCAAGTGCCATTTGCTACAAACTTACTATAATATCTAGGGTTGGCTAAAATTTCAGCTGTATAAGCTAAAAATTCATTTGCTTTTATTTTGTCAAAATTAACTTGACTACCATGCTCGTTTTTAACAAGTTCTTCAATAGACATGTCCTTAAACTTACCAGTTGGCTTACCGTCTTTATCTTTTATTTCAACATCTACAAACATTTTATCCTGAAAGCTAGACTCAATAGTAGCTTTAAAGCTGTTCATTAATGCAGGATTATTTTTAAACATTTGTTTCATTGTTAAATGAAATACTTCATGAGGTAGTTTTCCTGGTTGAACTCTATTAACGTCTATATAAATAGTTTTGCCATCTCTAGATAACTCTGCGGCAGAGTCTTCAAACTCAAACAAATCTTTACCCTCTTTGTTTTTTCTACTATTAACAGCTTGTATAGAAACTTGTTCTCCAAAAATAGCTTTTATATTTTTGTTTTGACGCTCTATCATTTTAGTAGCTTTTTCAGGGTCGTGCCAATCATTGACTTCGTATATACCTTCTAGTCTAGTATGAACACCCATAAACAGCTCTTCTGCTTTTTTCAAAAGCTCTTCTGTTTTTTCAGCTTCTTTAGATCTTCCTGTTGCTTTTTGATTTGCTATAGTACTTTTGTATATAGTTATTTTATTAGCTAACTCGTTTTCTAGTTTTTCTAACCTAGATGTTGTTTTAAAATTGTTTTTCCAGTTTTTACCACCACCAAAAGCCCAACCTTTAGCGCCAATAGCAGTAAACACAAAGTAATCAACTAGCATGTCTACACTTGTTAATTCTAAATCGGCGTAGTTTTCTTTTACCCATGTTTGGTAAGATTCTTTACCAGCAACATCTCTGATTAAAGCCTCTAAATTAGCAGCCGCTTGAACAGACAAACTACCACCTACACCGCTTTTATTAGCGTTCATAAAAGTGTTTAGAAGATTATATTTAGATTTAAAATTAGGTATTAAATTTCCAACAGCATAAAAACCAGCACCACCACCCATGTGATAATGTTCATCAAAAGCGGCTTTCATTTTTATCTCTTCTTTTATTATACCACCAGTGTGATAAAGTGTTTTTTGAAGTGTGTTACCTTGTGATAGTTTAGAGACTAACTTTGCTGCGCCAGGAATAATACCTGTTCCTTTTTTTATAGCCAAATCTATTATTGCAAACTCTGCTATAGCAGGAACAAAACCGGTTACGCCTTCATAAACTCTATAAACAGTGCCTCTTTTAATTTCTTCCGTTTGCGTTGTTGTTAACGTTATGTTACTATTAGCAGCTATACCTTCTAAAATATCTTTGTCTTCTCTAGTGCTACCCATTGTTTCAATATCAGCTTGGCTACCGCCAAATATACCTCTAAAACCTTCTACAATTAACTCAGCACCTCTTTCTGTTAACATTGTTTCTGTAGATGCTGGGTCTACGTTTAATAAGTGCATTTTAGTTAACACTCTACCTTCTTTTATTAAATTAAATTTATCATCACGATAATCTTTAAGCATTCTTTTAAAAGGTTTGTCTAAATCAACTCCTGGTGTATATTCATCTATACCGGTTAACTGTTGCCATCTAGAGTTTTCAAACTGTTGTAACCCAACTTTATCTGTTAAACCAAAATAACCCATAGGTGATTTAAAAGAAGATTTGTCTTTAATATTAAGTAAACCAGTAAATTTTGAACCAAAATCTTGTTTACCACTAAATACTGTAGAGCCTTTTGCACCGGACAAAAAAGTAAAACCATCGCTTTTTACAGTTGCATCGTAATATTTTGCTAAATCTTTTAATTTAACGCTATACTCATATCCATTTTCGTTATCTCCAAGTATTTCATAACCTAAAGCCTCAAAAATAGCGCTAGCTTGTGGATCATTAACTGTTATGTTATATGTTTCTTCACCTTGTTTATCGCTCAACCATTTTTTTCTACCATTAACGTTAAAAGCTTGCTCAATATTCTGCCCGTAAGTAAGTTTTATTTTATCTTCTGTTTTAGTTAATTCTTCTTTGCTTACAACAATTGCTGTTGCTGCTTGTGGAGACTCTGGATTTATAGATATTCCAGTTATAGGATCTACTAAAAACTCAGAGTTTTTTCTCCACCAACCTTCATATTCGCGTAAAAGCTCTTCGTTTGTTTTTTGTTGTGTTTGATATTCATTTGAGTTAGGATCTAATGTTTTAATTTTTTCTAAACCTAAATGTAAAGCCATACCTTCTTTACTCAAAGTGTTTATCTTAGCTTGTCTGTTAGCGTTGTCAATTTTTGTTGTGGTAGTATTTTCTTCTGTTATGGTATTAACAAGCTCTATTTCTTTTTCATTAGATTTTATTGCTTTGTCATAATCAAACTTTTTAGTAACAGCATCACCTATAATTTTTTCTATAGACTGCTCACTTAATAAACTAAAATCTACATCAGTTTCAAAATCTCCACCAAAAAAACCACCAAACTTTCCTACTTGATTTTTTAAAGCCTGCATTACTATTTCATAGTCTTCACCTTTACCACCTTTTTCTAATTTTTCAACATAAGAAAAGTCAAAGTTTTCGCCTAATAAATTTGTTAAAAAATCAACATCATCTAGTTTTGCAGCTATAACATTTGTGACTTTTTCTTTTTGACTTGCAAACTCTTTACTAACAGTTCTGTCTCTATCGAAAAAATTTCTTACATTTAAGTTTACGTCGTCCCAAGAAGTTGTTTTTCCAGCAGTACTAAAAATATTTGGCAAATCAAAAGCTTCTGACGTTTCATCTGTGTCTGCGTCATACATTACAAATCGATCTTTACCAGCTGTTGCTTCTTTAAACTCAATACCAGTGTTTTTGTAATAAGTATTCATATTATTAACAAAATCTTTTTCAACAAAACCCCAGCCAACATCTTTTTTCATTTTTTCTACCGTAGCGTGATTAGTTTTACTTGCGGTAGGGTTTTCAGCCAACCACGCGTCTAACTCTTCTTGAGTATCAAAATTATATGCTTCACCATTAAGATAGTAAGTTTCAGTCATCTATTAATTACTTTAATTTTATTATTGAATAAGAGTATTTAAGTGTTCCATATAGTGGTTATAAACTTTAGTACCAAAAGTAACTCCACTTTCAGCTTCAATCATAACTTGTGCCATGACCTTTTGGAATGATGCAGGAGATGTGCCTTTTAATTTAAAATCAACTGAATATCTTTTTTCAGGTCCTTCAGCTCCGTACATATTTTTTCTAAAATAATAAAAATTTGGATCATCTTCAGCTTGAACAAGTTCAACTTGTCCACCCATAGCGGTAAATGATGTTAACTGCTTATTTTCGTTTACACGTGCCTTTTCAATAACACTTTCAATATCTTGAATTACTGATAAATCTTGAGCTTGTGAAGCTGTTAATTTTCCTTTTATTTTAAAGTTAGTTGAACTTGTTGGGTTTGAAACTATTGGGTTAAAAGTTTTTTCTAAAGGCTCTTTATGTTTTACAATTTTAGCTAAAAAATTATCTATATCTTCGTCTAAATTAGTATCTCCTTCCATTAGCTGATTAAGAATTATTGCTTGCGCTTTGTCTTTTTGCTCCTTACTAGTATATTTCTTTAATTCCGCGTCATAATATTCTTTTGCATCAACTTCTACTCCGTTAACTTTAATTTTAAGACCCTTTAATCCACTTTCTATATAATGCTCTGACCATTTTTCAGTTTTTAAAACACCGTTTTGATCCGTAACTTTAAAACCTTTTGGGTTGTCAAGAAGAAAACTATATTTAACGTTTTTATTTTCCATTGCAGTTTCTATAGCTGTCAACGTAGCGTCTTTACTAGCTGGAAACTTACTATTTTCACCACTGTCAAATGTTGAGCCAATAAACTTTGTTAATATATCGTTTACAGGTTTTCTATCTTCAATTGTACCCATGTTTTCTAATTTAGCTAACAACACGTTTGGCCTAACATAAGTTACGCCATCTGTATCTAAAACAAGTAAATTACCGTCTGTACCTTGCTGGTAAAACGTAGAAATTTCCATTTCTTCACCAGTTATACCGTCTTTAATTTTAACAGGATTGTCTAATTCTCCAAGTCTTAAACCTAAAATGTAGTTTTCGTCTATAGGACTAACAGATCCAGAAAGACCATTTTCTTCTATTGTTGCTAGTCTTGCGTTAATTTTTGGTATTACATTTTTTACATCAAAAGCAATACTTTTTACTTGATTTGTACCATCTTCTAAAGATGTATTTCCATCAATAACATTATTTTGAATAGTACCAACCATACCTGTAACCGCTGCCATATCGGTAGGTATCGAAAGTTTTTTTACAGATGATTTTAATTCATCTGCTGCCTTTTTTCTCAAAGTAAGGCCTTGTGATATAGCACCAACAGCCTCTATATATCCAGCAAGTCCAAACTCACCTTCTGCAGGCGTGTATGCTGAACGAGCTGATTGTATTACTGCTTGTGTGTTAAGGTTAATTGCCATAGTTATATTTTTTTAGAAAGGTTTAGTTAGATCCATTTTACCACCAGCACCAAAGTAAGAGCCAGCCGCTTGACCTACCGCGCTCATATATTGACCGGTTGCCTGTCTAGCGCCAGCTAACGATTGTCTAGCGCCTGCAACTTTTTCACCTTCAACACCTAGCAAAGTTGTTAGTTTGTCTATTTCAAATTGTCTAGCATCTTGAGCGTTTGCTAATTTAATATCTGTAATTGCTTGATTTATTCTACCTTGTTCTTGTAGTTTTAATTCTTTAGCTCTATTTATCATTTGAGTAACAGTCATACCCATTTGCTCTGTTTGTTTATCAGCTTGAATACTTAATGCTTGAGCTAAACTAGCAGCTCCTGATGTACCACTAGCCATTTGTAAACCTTGCATAATATTAGCTTGTTGTTGTAAAAAAGCTTTACGCTGCATTTCAAAGCCAGAAGTGTCTATCTCCATATCTTCAAATATATTTTCTTGATCTACAATACTTGGGTCAATAGGTTGGAATTCTAAATTTTCAAAATCTTGCATTCTTTTCTCATGCTTTGCTTGTGCTTCTCTCATTTCGCCCCTTGCTCTTCTTTCTGCTTTTTTCTGACTTAAATATCCAGCAACAGCAAGAGCGGCTGTTACCCACCCAAACTGTAAAGGGCTTTTTTTCTTTATTTTGTTATTCATATCTATTATAGTTACATTTTTTGTACATTATTTACTACTTTCAATTACTTCAGAGCCCAATGTAAACAACTCTGCTTTATCTCTTGAATTATTTGTTAATTTAACTTCAGCATAATAACCAAGCAAACTACTATTATTTACTGATGTATTTTTAGAAAACATTATAAAATCATTTACATTTGGACTTGATAAAGGCGTTGTTATTTCAATTGCATCAGCTTCTATATTTGTTATTTCACCTATTTTGGTAAATCCATTGCCAAACCCGTTAGCATCTATAACTGAATGATATGCTATATCGCCAATTTGTAAGGAACTGTTGTCTATATTGTTATTTAACTTTATTTTTAATGCCATATTTTTTATTCGTCAGCTGTACCAGCAGTTATAATTTTTAATGTATCTAACACTACTTTTGTATTAGCGCTAGGATATTTTTTAACTTTAACACTACCAGTTATATTTATTACTTGATAAGATCTTTTTACTTTTAACTTTGTTCCAACAGGTACAACGTTGGCTCTAGTTATAGTGTCACTAGCTCCAGAATAATTAATAGTAACGCTACCAGCTGTTGAACTTGGTGTTACCACAGTAATTAAATTATTGTTACCAGAGTTGTTCATGTTGAAGCCTTCTAATCTTACATGACTACCACCACCTAAACCGTAAGTTCCAGTTAATTCTAAACTAACATTTCCGTCAGATTGTGGAAACGTAGTGCTTGTTCTAACTTCTTTTTCTAAAGGCACACCCCTAGCAACAAAGTTACTAAACTCAACTTCTACATCAAAAATAGTTTTCATAAGGCTTGGTCCGTAAGCTCTAAAAACCTGTGAAGAACCATCTGAGCCAGAAAGCGCAGCGCTAAGAGTTATTACATTACCAGAAACAGCGGTTACAAAAACATCAGAAGCAGCGTATACTAGCTGCATACCAGGAACTATATTTGTTGTACTAGCTAAAGTCCAAGTGGCAGTGCTACTGTGAACTCCATCAAGGGTAGTAGCTTGTTGAACATACCAATAGTTGCTCGGAATTGTAAAACTATCATTTGTTGCCGTTGTTGGTAATCTTAAGCCAAAACCTTTAGTGTCACTACTTGTGTTTGTAAATGTCCAGTCTACAGCTGAAGTTTTAGCAATACCAGATGCTGCTGTTGATCCAACGCTTGATACTGGCGAGGGAAGACTTACTAAGTTGTCATCTATAGTTGAACTGTCTGGTACTTGAACACTAAGTGTTGTTTGACCAACCTGTGTTATTTCTTTTGAATCAACAAAACTTTCATTGCTAAACTTTGTGGTCTCGTTTTTAGCAATTGTTTTTATGCTATACACATCTCCATTAGCATCAGCTGGAAAATTAATAACTTGAACAAATGTATCTTGAAGTATAGTGCCGTGTAAAGCATTTTCTGATGTGAAGCTATTTGTAAAAGATTTTGATTTAAAATTATAATAACTTTCTTTGCTAGTACCGTTTATTTTAATAATATTTATCATAAACTCAGCGCCTGCTTCACCTATTATAGTTAACTGTCTACTTTGAGCACTAGAACTCATAGTGCTTTGATTTATTTGAACTCTTGATATAATTTTTTTGTTTATCATGGTGTAATTGTTATTATTTCTTTAGCAGTTCCTAATCCTTGAAAACTTGAATCAGCTGTATTAATTGTTTGGTCACCTTTTATATAATTAAACCACTTACCTTCTTTTTCAATAAACTCAATAACATTACCCTCTTGTTTGTCTGTTTTTATATACTCTACGCTCCAACCATCTTTATCTGTACTATTATAAGTTTTTAAAGTGTTGTAATAATTACCCTTTTCTAAAACATTAGGATCACCAGCTTGTACTTTAGACTGACTACCCTCGTAATTTAAAGTGTTAAAAGATTTTACTACAGAAGGGCTTTCATTTAAAATAGCAGTTATTGTTGAAGGATAAGGTACGCCATAAAAAATATTTCTATTTGTATCAATATCATTTACTAATATTTTTTCATTATGTTTAAACATACCACCGTTTTTAAACGTGTAATAATTACCCATTAAACTTGTGCTTTGTTCTGGTATAAATGATTTAAAACTTGTCCAACCTCTAACGCTTTCGTCAAATGAAACTGTTTTTTCATCAATAAGCTCGTATTCTTTTCTAAATAAAATATTATCAATTGTACCATTAGTATTATCAGTATCTACTAAAATAACAAATGTTTCAAGTAGCTCTCCTGCAGCATGACTATCATCACCTACTGTGTGCAAAACATCGTACGTGTCAATACCAGTAATTGCTGATTGAAATCTAAAGCCTTCACCTAAATTGTTAAAGTAATAACCACTTATTGATCCAGTTGTAATAACGTGATGAAACTTAACTCTAAAAGTATCATTTATACTTGGTTCAATATTTAATTGTTGACTTATTTGAACTGGACCGTTATCACCCGTTATCGGCGCGTTAATAAACTCTATATTTTCATTTGTAGAGTCAAAAGTTATATAATCATTAACATTAGGATCAAATCCAGAAATAATAAAATTACCAACAGATCCTGGTGTAAAATAAGTTGTAATATCTTTTAAAGATATATTGTTAATAGCACCTATAAAACCAGCGCCATCTCCAAAAATTATACGATTTTGTTGGTTTGTTCCTATGTTAACAACATCTTGTGTATCATGACCACTGTCAACACCGTCAATATAAACATCATAACTACCACTATCCATATTAAACTCAATTTTATAACTACCATCTTGATCAATAACGTTGTCTCCCCATTGCCCAACGTTAGCATGATTATTATTATCTACACCATCACCTATAACTCTAAAACTACCAGCTCCTTCAACATAATTTGTTACGTTAAAAGTAAGTTCGTAGCCATCGTTTGTTGGAATTAAACCATTTATTGGTTGGTGAGCTTGAAGATAAAATTGTGTTCCGTTTGATGTTGAGTTATTAAATTCAATACCATTAGAGCTTGGAAATATAAGTGGAATGTCAAATGAAGTGGTAGGATTAGGGTTGTTAGATGAACCATGATTAAAAATCCAATGAGTAGCGGTGCCACCAGACCATGTTTCACTAACATCTAACATATTTATAGAATGTATAGTTGCAACTAAGTTTGCAGGTATATTTATAGCTAGTTCAGAGTTAGCGTTATCCCCTTGAAATATACATCTATAAGCACCGTGAAGAACTCCTGAAAAATCAAATTTTACTTGTTGTTCTACAAAATTAAAGTTAGTAGGTACACCACTTACATTATGTGAAATAAAAGGAACGTCGCCAGTTGGTGTGCCCTGTCTAAGTGTTAAATCTACAACGTAATAGTTGCCTGTAACAAAAGTACTAGCTTGTTTTATCTGTATAACATTACCACCACTACCGGTAACTTCGATAACGTCATTTGTACCAATAACACCATCGCTATAATCTTGGTAATTAACAGTTCCATTGCTAACACCTCCATCTGGAGACTCTAACCAAGTTACAACATTACCATCATCTTGTATGCCAGAATTTTGTATAGCTATATAGTTAACACCATACAAAGCTAAACTTTCTGTTGCAAACCCATCTTCTGGAAGTGAAAAGCCATTTACACTAAAATCCCAGTTATAATAACCTGTGTTAGGCCCTAATCTTTTAACTTCTGCCCAAGCAGGTATAGCTACTGGTGGCATTGCATCTCCATTTTGAGTTGTTATAGTTTGAAAAGTGTCAACGTCACTCATTTGTAAAGTTTTCTTTATATTTAAACTACTTATAGCACCAAAAGCAGGTTTACTAGCAACACCATTTTCATCAAAAAAACGAATACCTACTTGTAAATCTTGAACTACAATTTGCTCAGTATTATCAGCATCGTTATTACCAGTGCCAGTATCATTTGTAAATTTAAAGAATATGTTATGTAGCACGTTACCAGTGCTTGTTAAAGTTCCAAAATCAGCACCTGACGTAGAATGAAAACCAAGCTTGTAATTATTTTGTGGCATTGGATCTGATTGTGTAGATCCAAAATCACCACTAGTGTTAGGTGGTGGGTTACTACCATCAAATATAACTTCATCGCTTAGTACAACGCCACCGCTTCCTGGAACACCATCGAAAAGTTGTAAAGTTATATACCTGTGATGATCTGCAGTTGTTCCACTTCCTTGCTCGCCTTGAGTTCCATCATCATTTACTTGGTTATAATTACGAGCAAAAAATTGAATTCGTACTTCTTCTCCATTAAATATAGTGTTTGGCGCAGCATTAGGATATTTATCTAGTACAAGCGTCGGGGTGATAACATTATTAGAATTTACTTTTACACCAGGAAAAATAGCTAATGCTCCTTGAGTACCATCCCAACAAAGACCTCTACCATGACCGAGGGAATTATTATCTGTAAAAAACCAAGGATTAGCTGTAGTACCACTACCTAAAACTGGAGAAACATAACCCCCAGTGCTATCAGCATATGTATGTGAATAAACAGTACTATAATGATCTTTGTCTGGATTCCAAATAATATCTCTACTAACTCCAGCTCTAGCTGGGGATGGAAATGCACCATACCATTGTGAACTGTTAGAACGAGGAAAAGTCATGGTGCTAGGGTCCCAATCAGGATAAAAATCAACAGTACCAGCCTCACTATCTGTAACAAAGTCTGAAGCAATATTTTTTTTGATCTGCCATGCTTTATCAGGGTCAGGAGTGGTAGCACCACCAAAATGACCTAAAGGGCCAAAAACAGGAGAAGAAGCTGCGTTAATAAAGTTCCAACTAGCAAGGCTATTAGGGTCCTGGTCTTGAACAAAACTAGTGCTAGTAAGTTGTTGAGTTGTTATTGTTTCTGTTTCATCTTCTAAACTACCAGCAGGTATTGCATCGTGATTTATAATTTCTATCCAAAAATTTAATACTCTATTGTTTGTTAAATTATTAGCTATATCAATAGTTGGGTATGTTACGTTTACAATGCTAGATAATGGATCACCATCAGTTACAAGTTGTGGATTTGCAGAAGGCCCTGTCGTATCTTCTCCTTCTTGTAAATAACTATTAACTATAAAGTTTTCTGAAGGTCTTTGAGTACTAAGCGTTATGTTGTAATTTTTACTATGAGCATCAAAACCACCAGTTATTTCTCCAGCTGTTTTTAAATTGTCTCTAAAAAAATCATCCATACCAGCGTCTGATATAGGTGTTAAACCGTCCATAGATAATCTAAGCACAGCACCTCTTTGTTTGTCAGCAAAGTAAGCTCTATATGATTCTTTTGCAAAAGACTCTGGATTTTTAGATATACCAAAATCTCCAACAAAAGGAGTTGCATCACCCAAAACGTTGTTAGAAGAAACTAACTGTACATTACCATCGGCATTATATAAAGCGTCTTTATTAGAAATTATACTTACAACTCTATCTTCACAAAAAGAAACTAAACTTATTCTTCTTTGAAACAGTTTTTGTATACTACCATAAGTTGGATTTAAGTCTTTAGTAATTTTATCAGCCATTATAAACTGATTTAAATTATTAATACCAGTGTTTGAATTATAAATACCTGAAAATATTAATCCATTTTTTCTATTTTCCTCTTTGTATTCTTGATCTAAACTTATAGATGCTTTTACTCCATTAGCTATTTGAGGTTTATTAAAATCATCTCTAATTCTATTTGACTCTATACCGTTCCCAAAAGTAAAACAATTAGACCAGCCTAAACCAACCTCGTTGTTTGTAACTAGTTTTATTTTAAAAGCTTTTCTATCGTTGTTATAAATAGTACCAGTTTCTTCGTCTTCTATTTGCGCATCAAAATAACTCCCATCTTTTTTAGTAAATCTTATAACAACATTGTTATAGTTTAAATTTAAAGGTGTACTTTGTAAATCATTACCTTGAAAACCGTTGTTGAGTAAAATATTATTTGTAATTGTTGAATAACCCCATTGTTGTAAAGTGTTTTCAACATTTAAATCTATAGGAAATTCAACATAAGCGCTTCCATCAAATACTGTTGGATTTGATAAAAGACTTACTTTACAGCCAATAGGTGCTATAAGTTCCCTAGTTTTTTCAGTTAGTTTAGTAGGATATGCAGAACTTGCTTCATAATAAATATCTAAATCAAAATTTTCTTTTGGCTCTGTTTCCCATATAGCTGGTTGTGACACTATTTGACTTAATAATACATTTTGATTATTTGACATAAACTGAAAGTCAAGTTGAGAGTCTACGTCAAGATTGTCAGTGGCAGTTATGTCAATAGCGTCTGTAGATACAGGATCTTTATTTACTTCAAATATATAACAAATTCTTCTATTGTTAGCTTTTCCAAAATTAACTATAGCGTTTCTTGCATTAGTAAAATTGTTAGAAGTTTTATCCTCTGCCCATGTTAAAACTTTTTCATCAACACTATCTCCACCGTAAACTATATCAGTACCATTGTATTCCCATCTAGCAACCCAAGGAGTGTGGTTATACAAGTGTTTTTTAATTGGTTCTGTTAGTATTGTAAATACAGTATCATCGTCACTAGAAAACTTAAATTTTTGACCAACAGTTAAATTTTGTAAAAACTTAGCTATTTTACCATCAGGATCTTTAGACGCTGGCCAAGAAGGGTTCCATTGGTTTTCGTGGCGATCTTGATAGTTAGAATCATACCCTTGCCCAACACCACTTTCTGGAGGAAACGGCAAGGCAACGTTACCGTCGTCATAATTACCTTCCATTTCAACCGTAGTAGGCGGAGTGGCATGTGGATTATTAAAAACACCACCACCCCAAATACCTTGTAAATGATTTGCAAAACTATCTTTTCCAAATTGAGTTGTAGTGTTGTAAGCTGGAAGTCCTGTTGAGTCCCAATCACCATCGTGTAAATCTTCTCCAGGACCTAAAAATGATAAATGAACATAAAATTTTCCACTTTCATTACCATAAGTTGTTTCAGGCGGGCCAGTAAAAGGTTGTTGAGAGTCATTAGAAATGTTACGCCATTTTTTTCTTCCTCCATTGTTCTCTGTAGTAGTACCATTAACCCCAAGTTGACCTGCTACAATAATACCAGTATGTGTAGGTGTTGTTGTTAAAAATCCTTCTAAACCGTTTATGTGGTAGTTATTGTAAAAATTTTGAATACCACTAGATTTTAAATAAGTATTATATGATGGTCCTGTACTTAGTTGATCTCTCCAAGGTCTTGGACTATAAGAACCAACTTGCAAAAGCATAAATTGAGAAGTTGGTGACCATGTTTCAGCACCCCAACCATACACACCAGTTCCTTCGTATTGATTTGTTGTTGGATTTAACGTTTTTTCCTCAATCCACAAAGGTGCTTTTGACATAGAGTTAGCTGACCAACGTGTACCTATCCAAATTTCCCCTGAGGTTTTAGCCAAACTATTATTTGGTGGATTTATTTGGCCACTAGCCATATACATATTATCAATAAAAAATCCTCTTTTAGTTTCACTGTTTAAGTCTTCAGCAAGCGTTTGCCAATCGCTTTCAGTTTTTGTTAATGGGTTTGAGGCTGGAGTACTATGACCGGCCGCGTCATGTGCATATTGAGTAGATTCAGGAGCAGGAGTACCAGGTGTTATATTAACTAAACCACTATTTCCCTCGTTACCATTAGTTGCTTCTTCATTGTAAAACCAATTTATTTTTGCTTCATTTGAAATTACATAATTTTCTAAAAGATCTTCGTCTGAAACTTCTGGAGCTACAGCCCCTGAAGAAACTATTTGCGCAAAAAACTTTCCAGAAAACTCATCTAATTTTTTTTCTTCTCTTCTTTCACATCTAAACACTAAGTCATCAGATAAGTTTACTCCCGTAGCGGTTCCTAATGCTATAGCAGCATCTTCTGTTGTTATACCTTTGCTTAGTGTACACATATAAAAAGGATCAAAAAATACTATTGAAACTACTTTATATTTTTCTGAGTGTCGATCTGGCGTTGACCAAGACATGTATATATTTTCTACATACATCTCTTCATTATTGCCTCCTTGAGTTAATGATCCCCCAACTTGATTAACCCAAGCAGATCTTCGAATGTGAATAATAGTATTACCAGCTCCTGTTATTTGATTTTCAGGATCACCATTCATTAAACCATCTGTTGTGCCTCCATGTAAAAAATCACCAGGATTACTGCCATCAGTAGTTTGCGTTGCACTACCTAAATTTAAGTATTCAAACTTTATAGCATCTGGCGCTTCATTTTGTACGTCTAATACTTTAAATTTATTTTTAAGTTGAATTTGACCTTCTGTTCCACCAATTTTCTTTTTTAATATTAAGAAAGATTCTTCTGTAATTTTATTTCTATCCGAAGAAGGAAACGCAAGCCAAAGCTTGTCTTTTTTGTCATCAAAAACATTAATATCTTTTTGAGCATAAGCCTTGCTCATTAACAAGTTATAATATTCTCCAGACGTTTCTTTCACATACACTTTGTAATATTCTGCCCAAGAAGGATATTTAGAGTCTATAGTAAGATTAAGACCTAAAGACTTACTTGCTAATAAACCAAAATTACTATCGTACCAGCCAACGTTTACCCCACCTTCATCATTAACAAAAACAGGTGTTTCTCTACCGTACTTATCACCCCAAACTAAACCTAGTTGATATTTTCTTTGTGATTTTATAGAAGGCACGCCGGTCAAGCCTATATCTTTATCGTGATCTTTTAAATTATAACCAGCTGTTATTTTGTTTAGAATTTTAGATCCGTCTCCTGCTATTAAATCATAATTTTGAGTGTAGTTACCATAAACAATTCTATTACCAGTAACTTCTTGCGCTAAAGCTTTTTTAGGTACGTTGTCCCAAGGTCTTAATAATTGATTTTCTGGAAGAGCAGCAAATATGCTTTCTGATGTTATAGTGTAAGAGTTGCTAGTCCACTCTGGATCGTTATTATTTATTTTTTTAATAGAAAAAACAACTGTAGAACCGTCTTCTTTGTACAGTATTTCAACTTGAACAACATCATTTGGTAAATCATCACTTTTAAACCCAGATATTTCTATAGACTCTATACTGTTAACCATAGCTGTGTTATAACCTTCTTTATCAGAATAAGCGTTAGAATCAGAATAGTCCTCTGTATATATAGGGTTAAATACAACGTTTGTGAAAGGACCAAAAGTAGAATACTCTCCATCTTTGTATTTATATCTAAAAGAAAATCTTGGAAAAACTTTTTCAAACAATGGATCTTTGTTTGTAGAGGTAGGTTCGTTTATATTTATAATAGGTTGAGATTTTGGACTTTTTCTTATAACAGTTATGTTATCTTCGTGTAAGTCTCCTTGGCTAACACCATCAATATAGAGATTTGTGTGGGCATTTAATCCTAAGGACTGGTCAGTTCCTTCTATACAAGATGGTATATGTATTTTTTTTGGTTCTGAATTATTGTCTGTCCAAAAAAGAAAATCATCAATAATATTTATACCAGTTATTATTTTGTTAGTAAATTTTAAAGTATTGTCGTATATATCTACTACAACGTATTTTGTAATATTAGTGCGAGCACTATGTTGTAATATAGCGTGAATATTATCATTTTCTTGAGGATCTTTACGTGTTACAAACCAATAAATGTTATCGTTTTTATCATCTGTAATAGTTGCTATACACACATAGTCTGTCGGCACATGACTATCAACTCTAATATTTCCTAAAATATTTTGCACTACTCCAACACTAGCGTCATCTGAAGAGGTTACCTTAACGTTTAAAGCCTCTCTATATTCTCCATTAGGAATTATTCTTTCATCAAGGTCTTTATTCATTTTACCTTGAGTGAAAGTGTTTTTAATCTCTGGCATATATTAGTGTTTTATCAACTTAGATTTACCTCTAAGCGTTTGTATTATTTCTTCTAACTTAATATTTGACAATCTTAACTTTGCTTGTCTTGTTGCTGCAAACTTTTCTTGCTTATATCTTCTAACAATATATTCAGGTATATTTGACATTGTGGATAACATTGAGTATGTTATATGTTTGTATATAGCGTCTTGAGCTAACTTATGAACTTGCATTTCGTTATCTGTTCCTAAGCTATCACTTATATATTTTAAGATTACAGTTTTTCCTGAAATATTAGAACTAAAGTGAATTAAACCTTTTAATTGATCTATATAAAAAGAGCCATTTGCTTGAGCGTGCTGCGGGTCAAGTCCATATCTTTTACCAATAATCAAATCATAGTTATCGCTATCGTAATTATAATCATTTTGGTTTTCAGAAGGTGTTGAAGATTTGTAGTTAGTCCACGTTGTAGAATCTTCGGTTGATTGTAAAGTATTGTAAACACCTTCATAACCTATTTCAACGTCGTCTAATGTTAAAGTAACACTACTATTGTCGACCATTGCTGAAAGATTACCTGGCACAAACATAGTTACTAAAACAAAAACCTCGTCAAAAGCACTTACATCTATACTTTGTAAAGTTTTTGTTGCATTATCTACAACGGTACTACCGGTCCACTGTACGTAGGCTTTGCCAGCCGAATTACCAGTGTACGGTATAAAATTAGGTCCTACCATTGCTTTACCAAATGTTTGACCGTTCATACTAGGGCCATTAGTTTTATGTGGATTTGTAACACCATGACCAGGCGTTCTACTAATACCAAGTCTAATAATTGCCCCTGAAGCACCTGTTATATCTACTGGCGCAACACCTAAACCTGATAAATTAATTTCATCTACTCCAGTAACGTTAACCGCTTGCCAACAACTATAATGCCTACCGTAAGTATGTATAGTTGTACCATCATCATATTCTTCTTTATGTATTGTTGCTGTTAACTTACCACTTACAGAATTAAATACATCTATAGTTTTTAAACTATTAGGATTTGTTTGGCCACCTTGAGGATTTACTTTTGCAGCCGTAGCTGTCCAGTCATTTGTTTTTGATAACTTTGTAGAAAAACTGTTATTTTTAAAGTCAGCTAACACAGGTAGTCCTGCAAAATCATAATTACCGTCTGCGTCTTGTTTTATTTTAAAAGGGTTTGAAGTTTTACTTGTTGGATAAATAATACGTTCTATACCACTATTATCTGACCAGCATAGCTTAGTATAATTAACATAATCGTGCGGAAGTATCATTTGCAGTGATGGTGGTAAAACTATTTCTTGAGACTTTACAGATTTAAAAGTATCAAAAGATAACTCTTGTAAAGCTCTTTGAGCATGAAAAGCAACATCTGTTTTACTAGCTTTACTTATTATTTTTCCTTCACCAACATATACAACTAAAAATTGGTTTATAATATCTTCAAGAGATGTAAATTGATAGTTACCGTAATCGTTACCTTCATAATAATCTTTTTGAGTCATTTTTTAGCTTTTTTGTTGTTGGATTTGTTTTGATTCTTCGGTAGATGCAATTTGATATAAGTTTGGATCTTTTAGTGTTATACCAGCTAAACTTAAAATTCTTATAACTAATTCTGTTTGTTCAGATTCATGTAATTCAAAATGATTATGATCCGTTGCGTTTGGATTATATAATGCTTTTTCGTTTATAACGGCATACGTCCAGTTAGGAGTTTGTGGTAGTTTAATATAATCACAAGATACGTTTGAAGTTTTTGCAGTTTTACCTATAACAGTTAAACCATTTGCACTTCTAAGATACATTAATCGAGAGTCTGTTGGTGTAAGAAGCGGCACGTTTAATATTTGGCGCCAAGATTTTCTATCAGTATATTCTGCGGTATAACGTCTACCTTTAGTTACGTTTAACCAGTAAACGTTTTGTAGTTTATATAAATTTTCTGGTAATGTAACACCGTTACCAACCGTTGCACCAGCAACTTCAAATAAACTTATTTTTTCTTCTAATAAATTTACCATATCAGAATAAGCAGTGTTATTTCCAGGTATTCTTAAAAATTGATTTAAATCATAAAAGTATTGTTCAAAAATACTCATTTGTGCTTGATTGGCAAATAAATTAAATTCTTGAGGCGTTATATATCCTCTTTGTTCTTTATTAGCTAAAGCCAATACTGTTTGATATACCGTGTTTATATTTACCATATTTTTTTATTGTAGTTTGCGATCGCCCCGTAGAGCGACCGCTCCTACAGTTTGATTATTTTAATTGTTTTTCTATGTTTGCATAGATTTCCATACCTTCGTCAGTTTTAAACCAAGAGGCTAAAGCTGAATATGGATGTTCGTCAAAAGGAACGTTCATTAGTTTTCTATTGTTAGAACCCCAACTAAATGTTCTTTGATCTTGAGATAGTTTTAATAATCCCATTTCAGTTGCTTTAATACCAAAGTTTCTTAACATAACATTATCGTCAGCTAAAAGATCTAGTAGCAACTCAGGGTTGTTACGAGCAAACAGTAACAAATCTCTTTTAAGCTCCTTAGAACTCATCTGTGATACCTTAGAACCTATTTCAACTCGCATAATAGCCTCAGCCATATCAATATCCATTTCTCTAGCGGCTAACATTGCATCAGCTTCCATTTCTAAAATTTCAATTTCATTAGCAGCTATTTTAGCCGGTTGAAACTCTCTATACAATTTATTTTTATGAGGATGGTATAAAGAAAGAAATTTTTGTAAAACAGTTTTTTCTTTTGGAACATTTAAAACTCCTGCTCTAAAAGTTATATGCTCTAATCTTTGATCACCTTTCATTTCATCAACAAAACAAGTTCTTTGATTTGAACAATATTTTAATTCTCTTTCGTAACCTTTTTCTTCGTCAAACCAATATACATTAGCTGATTTAATAGTGTAAGATAAAGGTTTACCTTGCCCTTTTAATAAATATGTTCTAGGTTTAACTTCCCAACCGTCAATACTTTTGTTAGTAGGTTCTTTTCTTTTTGGTTTAGCTGTTTCAACAACTGGTGTTTCAACAACAGGTACCTCTACCTCTTGTGTTTTTTGTTTTTTTGCCATAATATAATATATAATAAAATTAATAAAAAAATAAAGAGGGGACGGAGAACGTTTACGTGTATGCCGTCTCCCTCTTTAAAATAATAAGTGCTTACTTCATTAACATGAAATTGTTAGCACCTTGTGTAACTAAACATCTTTCAGATAAATAATGAACTTGCATCGCATCTAAATCAGATGTAACAGCTCCAACTGAACCAGTAACCCAAGTTTTGAGTTTTCTTGATTCTGTTTGAGAAGCTCTATATCTAACATGTAAGAATGGACGCTTTAAGTTTTTACCTAAAGATTGGTCATATACAGTAGATGTTCCAGCAGGAATAATAACCCCTCTAACTGGAGCTACAGCATCTCTTGAATTAATACCACCTCTTGTAGCTTTGTCATTTAAGTATCTAAAGTCAGACTTGTAGAAGTCATAAGAACCTCTTCTGAAACCAGAGAAACCTAAGTTTAATGCCATATCTTCAGAGTTGTTAAATACTCCGTAAGAAGTACCACCAGCTCCGTAAGAATTCATAGAAGCTAACATATCATCCATAGCTAAGCTAGTAGATCTGTTAACAAACATCATGTTTTCTTCAATAGCACCTTGAGAATCAAACTCAGCTAAGATAGCGTCGAATTCAGCTAAATCAGTCGCAGCGTTTACACCAGTAACACCAGTAGTGATATTACCTCTAGTTTCAATAGCAGCGAATAATCCTTCAGAACCAATAGTGTTTCCAGCAGTTAAACCACCTTGACCAGCATCAGCACCGTGAGATCCATGAGCTACAGCTTTTACAGACTCAAGCATTGTCATTTCTAAGTAATCAGAAAAACGAGATCTAGTATCACCTTCAGCTTTTAAGTACCATAAGTAACCTGATTGACCAGCTTCACCTGTAATTTCAACCCAACCAATTTGAGAAGCATCAGATCCTGAAACTTCGTAGTAATCTTTCATTATAATTGGTTTGTTAGTAAATGTAGTGTGAGTTGGTTTAACGTTACCAAAACCTGCAGTTGAAGAAGCAGACGCTCCTTGACCTTGAGATCCTTTACCAAACTCAGAACCAATAACTAATAAAGTACAAACACCAGCAGTTACAGAACTACTAAAAGCAGCTGTATCTTCAATGTTTTCATCTTCGTAAGGCTTACAAGTAACTGTATCTGCAGCAACTGCTGTAACGTTACATTTAATAGCTCCTTCAGCACTAGCTAAAATAACCATATCGTTAATTCTTACACCGTGTTCACCTGAAGCTATATCGTTACCATCAATATCTGTAGTAACTCCAGTAGAACCACCTGCAATAGTAACAACGTTAGTGTTACCGTTGTAAGTACCAATATAAGATAAATGTAATCTACCTTGTTCTGACCAAATAACTTGGTCTGAGGACATTGCCTCTTCAGCACCAACTTGTGATAAAAAACCTGCAATAGTTCTGTTTCCAAAAACTTCTGCTTCTTTTTCCATAATGTCTGGTACGTATTGTTGACCCCAGTCGTTTCCGTCTGCGGTAAAATCTATGTAGTTTGAAGATAGTGTTGCTTTTTTCGAAGCTGGTACACTATTTAAACTACCACTGGCTCCTGAATGACCAGGACCCGGATTTGAAATTGCCATAATTTTTAATTTTTAAATTTATTATTTGTTTTTAATTTTAAACTTAAAATCAGAAGAATTATCACCTAATACTTTTACTTTTATTCCTCCAGCTTCAACAACACCATGTTCTTGACGTGGATTCATATCTACGTTTTTAGCTTTAGCAACACTTGTTTTTAAAGCGTCAGCTTTACCTTGCTCGTAAAAATGTTTTGCAATAGCATCAGGATTGTTAGCGGTAAATAAAGATTTATGATAACCTTTAGCATCGGACATTTCGTTATTTTCATTCAAGAACTTCTTGACAAAATTATTAATATCACTTTGGTTTTCTTTTACTTTATTAGAATCTTTAACATTAAACCTATACTTTTTATCTCCAACATTATAATCAAAGCCTTTAAATTCTTTATTAAAAACATTATTTGTTTTCATTTTAAAAGTATTAGCTTGTTTTTCAACAACCGCTTCGTTTTCTTTTGATTCCTTGTTATATCTATTAAAAAAATCTACAGCTTTTTGTTGTTCTTTGGTCAACTTTGACCCAGCTTTAATTTCTTCATAGTATTTGGACTTTTGCCTGTCCAGATGGGCTTTAGCGTCGGCAACTTGCTCTTTTAACGCTATTTTTTTCTTTTTAACCTCTCTTTCTTCATCAACTTCTTCGTCATACGAAAATCTATCTTCAATTAAAAAATTCACCTCTTCAGGTGTTAAGTGAGATTTTGTTTTTTTATAGTACTCTCTAAGAACTGTCATGTCGTCGTAGTTAGAAAAGTCTTGGTTAAGTGTTACATAATCTTCTAAACTACCACCAGTCTCTTCCATAAAGTCCATTAACTTTTGCACATTTTCAGGTATTGCTTTGCCAGTTTCCTCAGCTTGTTCTATAGCCTCAACTACTTCTTCAGCTAACTCTTCTGTTTTTTCTTTAACCTCTTCTTCAGTAATTTCTTCTAATACTGGGGTTTCTTCTTGTGCTTGCTCTTCCGACTGTACTTCTTCTTGTTTTTCTGTGGGCTCGGCATTATTAGGCTCTGCAGCCACTCCCTCGTCGACAAGGTTATCTTCTTTAATTTCATTTTCTTCTGGTTTTGGTGGTTTACTTAAATCTACTTTGGTAACTTCGTTATCTTGTTTTGCTTGTTTAAGATCAACTTTTGTTACGTTGTCTTTAGCAGCCTTTTCGACTACTTCTTCTTTTTTCTTTTTTGCCATAATATAATATAATAATAATTAATAATTGTTATCTAGGATCAAACGCACCTAAATCAAACCCGCCGCCTATACTATCATTACCTGCGGATTCAAAGTTTTTAGGTGCTTTATCACTTTTTCTTTGGTCAATTAACTCGCTTTGTTGAGTCGCTTGAATTCTTGTTCTTTCGTCTTTACGATCTTCTTTTTGTTTTTCTTTATCACTTACAGTTTGATTGTCTAGTTTTCTAAGCTCCATGTTATACTGAAACTCTTGTTCCATCAATTCTTTTTTCAACGCACCTTCTGCTTGAAGTTTTTGCAGACTTAACTGCATTTCTATTTGAGCTAAATTTGCTTTTGACTGCACAATTGCATCATTTTTTTGTATTTCTGCTTGAGCAGCAACTTGTTGTGTCTGTGCATTAGCGTTTGCTTGAGCTTGTATGTTTCTTTCGTTTATTTCTTGATCTTTTTCTTGTTTTTTTCTACGTCTTATTTTAAGAAGTTGATTAGCTAATTTTAAATTTTTAATTTCTCTAAGATCAATAGCGTCTTCAAGGTCTATAGTTTGTTGAGCTAAAGCAACTTGGATATTATTTTCTAATAATGCTTTCTCCTCTTCGTCTGGTTGTAATTGTAAAAATATACCAAAATCATACAAATGTAAATTCCTCATTTCATCAAGAGTAGCTACATTATGAGCTCCTATTTGCTGTATAAATGCATCAGCTGTTGGAGAGTACTCTATAATATCAGATATTCTTAATGACAAACATTCCGCTATACTAGAAGTTAGATATAATCCAGACTGTAATATGTGTCTTGTTGCTGTGTTACTATTTGCAGCCGCAAGTTTTTGTACACCTACTAAAGCATTTTTATCTGGCATGCTACCATCTCTAGCTTCGTTTAGCCCGGTTGTATCTCTTATCATTTGTAAATAATAATTATAATTACCAATAAGTGATTGTAACTTTGCACCTCCAGATCCTGATTGTATTTCTTGAATAGGCACTTTACCTGGATTCATTTCACCCTCTGAAGTAAATGATCTACCAATAACAGATCCAGTTTGGAAGAACATGTTTAAAGCTTCTTGCGGGCTATAATTTGTTCCATTACCAAGATCTATTTCAGCTAAACCATCAGCATCTAAATAAACACCATCTGGTACCATTCTAGCTAAAACTTGTTGAATTTTTAAATGAGTTAATTGTATCATATCAGCAAAACCTGTAACACGTCTTACTAGGCTTTCTATTTTGCCTTTATACATTCTAGGGGCAACAATAGCATAATTCATTTTTACTTTTGTAAAATCACTTTTAGGTCTCATCATGTTTTTAACCATTCCCCATTGAAGCAGTTTGTTTGTACCTAATATTAAAGCACCTTCATATAACGTTTCTATACTTCTTTGTAATCTAGAATAATCAGCTGCTTCAGCTGGAGGGTTAAAAGTGTCATCTTTTTCAATTACTTTTTCAGCTCCACTACCAACTTCTTTTACTTTATAAACCTCGTTCATATAAGTTTTATAATTAAAATATAAAACTTGAACTTTATTGTTGTCTATTTTATTGCTATAGTTAGAAGAGTGACGAGAATTACTTTGGTGGTAATTGTTATTTGTTATTATCTCTTCTAAGTCCTCGCTATCTAAATGTGGGAATTGTTTTGCTAGTTCATTTACAGGCACATTTTTAACCTCACCTACATAGTATATATCATCAAAATAAGGCGATTCAGTATAAGAGTAAACTAAATCAGCAGGATCAACATAATTTATAGTAACACCCTCTGAGGTATTAAAGTCAGTTTTAACAGCCCCAATACCTAGTACAGTTAGATCGTAATAAAATTGTTTTTTAATTAATTCATATTTATTACCTTCAAATAAAACATTTAACGCTTGTTCTTGCGCTATTTCTGTAGCCTGCTTATAAGTAAGCTGCATGTGTAAAGCTAGCTCTTCTTCATTTGCTGGCAATGTATTTTGGTCTGAATTAGAAAGATCAACACCAAGCTCACTCCCAACGAAATCATTAAAACCTTTCATTTCTATATCTTGCAACAAAGCCTCCATATATTCTGTTCTCTGAGAAACTCCGTAAGGATCTTGAGAATAAGCTTTTATATCATACATACGTTCAGCTAACCCATTAACAACTATGTCTACAAACTTAGGTATAATAGGCACTGGTGTCCAGTCTAAATTAAGATAGGACAAATCACCGTTTATAGATAACTCGTCCTTGTATTTTTGTATAGACTGTTCGCCTCTAGCGTAAAGCCTTAATTCGTGAAAATTATTTTGATTTGAATCGTATCTCGTACCTCGATTATCATTATTAAACCATTCTGTTTCTATTGCTTTAGCAACTTTTAAACCATAGTCGTAGCTAAGCTTTTCAGCGTCGCTAACAACTTGACTTGGAAAATAATTTTTTATAACAGACTCTGCCATATTTATTTTTTAATTAGTTTAGAAGTATTACCACTATTTGCATATTTAGCAATACTTAAGTTTAGTTTAGGTTTTTGTACTGGTGCATTTGGTCTGTATAAATGTCTATTGTTTGCCATTATTGCTAATCCTGAACTAATAGAAGCATCATGTTTTGTTCTTTTGTTTATATCAAATTTAGCCCAATCATTTAATAACTCATTAAAATAACAGCTACCAATACTACCATCTTGTTGTAAACCCACGTGATTTTGTATATACATTTCTATAGCTGCAGCGTGGGCTTGTTTTATATCTTCACTTGAGTTAGGCATACCACCTATTTCTTTTTCTGCTACAGATAATTTGTTCCATATTTTATCAGGTCTATTCATACTATAACCTCTATAACCTCTACGCCTTAAATAGTACAATAACCTTGGTTTATTATTCTCTGCAAGTAATGGCATACCATAAAATACTAACGCCATTAAAACATCTTCAAAAAATATTTCTGCAGTCTGCGGTCTTGCTAAGTATTCTAAAAAAAATTGGTTAGCTGGCGCATCTTCCATTGAAAACCTAGTTAATCCATGTAACGCTCCTTTAGATCCTTGACCATCAACAGTACCACTAATATCGTAACTGTCACAGCCAAACGCACCGATGTGCTCGTTACCTGGGTATCGTATTCCATTTTTTATTATAATTTTATTTTGTATTTCAACAGGTGGTGTCCAACTTATTTTAAATCTACCTTTTTGATCTGGGTAAAATATTACTTTAGAATCTTTAACACCATTAACCCATTGAAAATTACCCTTAGTAATACCTAGTGTTCTAGACATTTCTTCATTGTAATCTATTTGTTCGTATATTTTTACTAAGTTAAATATACTATTTTTTGTTTCATCTCTAAACGCATGTTCAGTAGTTCTTGGAAACTGTCTGTAAAATTCGTTTAACGCATCTTGATCGCCTTTTAAGCCATCAGCTTCATTTTGCCAATTGTCTATTACACCTACGTCTATTAACTCTCCGTATGGGTCGAAGACATCATGGTCTGGACTATCAAATACTGGAATTCCGTACTCATCAATAAATCCTTCGTAATTCCACTCCATAGGGATAAAGAGAGAATACAAGCCAGACGCTGTTTGTCCATTTCTGTTTCGTTTATTAACGTCTGACGCGTTATATAGTTTTTTAAAGTTTTCTCCACCTTTATCTAATGAGTTTGATGTTGAGCCCATCATACATTTACCTATAATTCTACTACCTAATCGTAAACATGTTTTTGTAACTCGCCAGTTGTTTAATATATTATCGGGTCTTTCCCACTTACCACTTTCATCATGTACTAATAATTGAAGCTTTTCTCCGTCATAACTGTTATCACCTGTATTTTTCCAATCAATAGTAGTATCAAGTCCAGCCAAGTCTTCCTGCTGTTCGTTTGTAGTAATCTTTTTACGCGTAAACTTACTTGCAGGAACCCTATAAGCAAGCTCAGACTTAGGCCTGTCCATACCGTCTTGTATCGGTTTAAAAAAGAACGGGTAGTTAATTGATATTGGAACCACCTTGTCTGTAAACATTTTTTTAGCATCAGCACCTGTTTTAGATAATATACCAAATCTTGCATCGCTTGATATTGTAGCTTGATTTACTGTTTCTGCTGAAGACATAAAAGAAAAACCAGATCGTCTGTTTTTAAGGTAGCACATACCATAACATCTTTTATCTGCTTTGCAAGCCTCCCAAAATATATAAAACAACCTGTTAGCTTCTCTAAAGTCTGGCGCACCTACATCTATTTTACTCCATTGCAAGTACATATAATGCGTGCCTGTTATATATGTTGGTGTACCATTGTTGTTAAACCAAAAGCCATTATCTCTTCTATTAAACTCTTCATCTATGTAATCAAACCATTTAGCTTTATTTTCTTCAGGATAAGCTCTCCAGTCAAATATGTTTTTAAGTCTACTTAATTCTTTTGGATATTCAAACTGTTTCCATTTTTTTTCTTTGTTGCTATACACACTACGCTCTTTCGGTAGCGCTATATGAAAATTTTGTATTTCATATATATCACCTATTTCACCAGTTTTAGATATGACTACAATATCATGTTCTTTATTATAACCATACTTCCACTTTTTACCTTTATTAAGTCTACTTATAGTAGTCTTTTTTATAGGTTCTACAACATTATATAAATTTTGCTTATACATTACTTTGATCTACCTTCTGCAAAGCCTTTAAAAACTTTAACTTCTGTTTTGTTTTCTTTACCTTCTAATATGTTTTCTTCTTCTTGTATACGGTTGAGAATTTCAAATGCATCAAATATAGCTAGCTTTTTAGTAGCCGCAGCATTTTTAAGTCTGTCAGCTGATATATCATCATCACTATCAACTATAGGTTCTTTAGCAACTTTAATTAACTCATCAACTGCTTTGTGCCCAGCCTGGATTATACTCTTCTTCGTTTCCTTGATATTCATATTTAATTGTAATAAATTTTGATAGTAGTCTATATAATTTTTGTCCATCTACAATAAACTCATATTCTGAACTTGGTCTAAATCCTATTAAGTCACCTTCATTAACCGTACCGTCTGTGTACTTAACAACACCCATCAAAGGCTGTTCTTTATCAGTATTTAATTTATTTATAGATTTTATTGGTGTTACAAAACAATAACCTTTCATTGCCTGCCACTTTCTACTGTGATAACTAAATATAGCTTTTGGTTTATGTAAAAATATTTGATCTGGCTGCACTAAATAACTATCTTCATCAATATAAGCTCTACTGTTTTTTTCTATACCGTATTGGTTGTGCCATCTTCTAAAAACATTATGATGTACAATTACAGTATCACCAACTTTTATTTCTGTTTCACCTACAGTTGGTATTGCTTTTACTATAGCTTCTCTGCTAACGTATTGATGATTAAATATTTCAGTATTAACTATAAGTTCTTTGCCGTCTATTTTTTTTGTATTGTTGTATCTTGATTTTACAGGCGTTACAACAAAGTTGTAAACCGCTTTCATCAATACTGTAAGTTATATTCTACAGATACAGCCATATTTTTATTAAAGTCTTTCCAAGGTAATACGTCTTTATCTTTTTTAATATATACGCTGTACTTGTCGTCTTCTTCTAATATATCGCAGATAGTATGACCACCATACACCTCTTGCCCAACGGCATAGTGCATGGCATCATTTTTATAGTCTTTGCCTATAGATATTTTACGAATTAGCTTCGACATCGTAGTTTATTTCTCCTGTTTGTATGTTAATATTTACTTTACCATACTCTTTTTCTAGTGCAACTTGTTCTTCTTGTAAAGACTCTTGAAGTTGACTAACTTGATGACATAACATATGTTTTCTAGATTCCATTCTACCTAGTTCCATTTGCATATTGTTAATAGGTGAAATTATATCTTGAATAGCTTTTAGTTGCTCATCAGTAATATTTGTAGGTTTAAGGTCTACTACCTTTTCTTTCTTTTTTGCCATTTTATTTAATTTAAGTTAATTTAATTTGTTTTATTTTCCTATATAAGCTATCATAGCTCCCGCACCTCCACTTTTAATTTCAGCACTAGTCCATCTTCCATAAATTGTTAAACCTGCTGGAAAAGTATTGCTACCATCTACTATAACACCACCACCACCACTAATAGCAGTTTCAGATCCTACAGAAACGTTGTGAGCAGCAACATCTGTACCAATATGCTCATAATCAGCGTCAGAAGTATCACCCGTTAAACCACCAGCGTTAGTTCCAAGTGTTTCGAGTTGAGTGTTTGCTACGAAAGTTATAGCTATAAAAACCTTATTTGTCGGAGGAGTTATTCTTCCATCTGCAGAGTCTGCAAAAACAGATCCCATAACCCCTAATTCGTTTCTACCTGGTATATATCCCATAATTTTATTTTTTTACTTTTTCTAGTGATCTACCGCCAAAATAAGCACCGATCACAGTTATTAATACTAATTGCAAAAGATCTACATACGAGTCTTTTACATTGAATTTTAAAAAGCCAGCGTCTATAAATATTAATAACATTGTACATATTACTAAAAATATTAACACTAGCGGTCTTATATTTTTACTTAGCCATGAGTCTGAGTTCATGTCTAACTTCCACCTTTCAGTTACTTGTTTTTGCATCTCAGCTTCGTAACCCATTATCATATCTTTTATTTTAGCTTCTGCGGCTAGTTTTTCTTCTTTAGTTGTAGTTAAGTTATCTAACACTCCACCTACATTTTTAACTAACTCACTAGCTCCTGCTGAAAATATTTTACTTAACATTTGTATTTGTTTTTATTTTTAAATAGCTCCGTAGTTTGCATCTTTTTCCCAAGGAAAATTTCCACCAGCTTCAGTCCATTTACCATCTACTTTAATCATATCTTTACCGTTTCTAGTTTCCCTAGGATATGTTACGCCATCGTATTTTACAAAGTTGTCACCATATTCTAGTTTGCCAGTACGCATTTGTGTAGCGTGTACCATTTCGTGGTTTACAACTTGTCTTTCTTCAAAACTACCTGGTTGTATTTTATTACTTATGTATATACTACCGTCCATATTAGCCTCACCCATAATACCTTCGCTTAATGGTTTTCTAATAACAGGTGTTCCAGGTACTGATGCATCACTACCAGCCTCTTGATGAAATCGCATTTTTTTACGTACTTCACCACCAACAGCATAATTACCTTTTTCTGATCCTAATTTAAATCCCATTATTTTTTACCAGGTTTATAACAACTACCTTTAGCACCTTTTTTAGTACCCGGCTTTCTTACATAACCAGCTTTTGTCCAGCACCTTAATGGTGTTTTCATTTTAAATGGCCCTTTTTTCATTATTGAGAATCTTTTAAATCTTTTTCACTAGGTGCACCTTTACTACCAGGTTTTCTCATTTTTTCACCAGAACCAGCTTTTATTCTTTTTCTTTTTGCATGAATATTATCCCATAAACCTCTTTTGCCTTTTAAAGGTGATTTCATTTTAAATGGTCCTTGTTTTGATTTCATTATTTTTTCTTCATTTTAGTTACAGATTTCTTTTTCATTGCCATAGCTGATTTCTTCTTCATTGTCATAGCTGATTTCTTTTTCATTGCCATAGCTGATTTTTTCTTCATTTTAACTGCAGCATCTTTTTGAGCTTTTGTTTTATATGTTTTACCTGCGTAAGTAAAAGATCCTTCACCAGCGTTAGCCGCTTTTTTTGCTGCGTATGTAAAATTTTTAGCAGGTGATTTTTTCTTCATAGTCATTGCAGATTTTTTCTTCATAGTCATTGCAGACTTTTTTTTCATTTTAGCTGGTGCTTTTTTCATTGTTATTTTCTTGTATTATTGTACATTAATTTACCTAATTCATCGCCTTCTTTACTATCTGACAAATAGTGGGCATGAGCGACTCTCCTACTATATGAAATATTTTTACCTGTTTGTAAAAACGCAGATTTTGCTTTTGGATATTTATCTGCTAACAATAACGCTATGCCTGTGCCTTGAACAGAATGTCCTGAAGGATATGATGGTGTTTGCATAGACTTTAAAATTATTGCATCTAACTTTTTATCTAACTCGTAAGGTCTTTTTCTATTATGATGTTTTTTTAAATCCAATATTATTGGGGCTGATTTTTCTATAAAATTAGCAGCAATACTTTTATCATAATCTTTTACATTATTATCTTTAGCTGTTTTGGAAAAAGCAGATTCTATGTTGTCAAACTTTTTTACAAAAGATTTGTTTAAAGGTATTTTTCTAAGTTCATTTAACTCTGTGTGAGTTGTATAACTACCGTCACTTGGTGGTTTGTTTTTTTTAAATGCGCTTATATCAGCTTCTTTTAACATTTCCATTTTCTTCTAGCTATATCATTTGGACAATCGCCATTTTTATCTGGATTTTTACATTTTTTAATACCAGCAGATCTAGCACAATAACTTTTTTTACGTGGACCTCCACCTGGTTGAGGTGGTCTTACTTTTTTACCAGGGTTTTCTCTATTGTATTTGTCTCTATCTTTTTGTGTCCAACTAGTATGTGGTTTTACTCTATCAAAAAGAGGTGAACCTGTGTTTCTTCTACGTCCACAACTAGTAATAGGATAAGGATGGTTCATACTTAAAGTAAAACCTTCCGCTTTTGGAAACATATTATTTTGTCTTTTTGATCCAGGCATTTATCTATTTTTATCTTTAATCATATCATCTATAGCTTTGTTATAAACTTTATCTGTATATGATTTGTTATTATAGAATATGCTACGCTCTGATGTAGGCATGTCTTCTTCGCCTAATAATATACGGTATATTCTATTTATTAATTGTTTACATCTATATGATGTTTTGTATACACTATACTTAATAGTAGTGCGATTTCTATGTCTCCAAACATCTATCCAACCATCTTGTCTAAGCCTGTCCCACCTGGCTTTGTCCCAAGAAAATGTGTATACTCCGTCCATGAAATCTTTTCGTGTGAATCTTCCTTCACAATCTAAATAAAATAAAAGTTCTAAGTCTGCGTCTAAAATACCGTAAGTCTTACAAGCCCACTTTCTAGTGAGCCTGTAATACTTAAGTATATTCATATCACGCAAATCTTGCGCGGATAATCTCAATTGCTATTAGTAACTAGCAACTTTAGCATCTACAAGATCTGTTATTCCTAAACCAGGAGCACAGTACTTGCCTTCCATTAAGTCAATAACTACTTGAACCTTGTGATCTTTATCAGCATTAATACAATCGTTGATACCAGCCATTAAAGCTGTAAACTTACCGTCAGCGTGAGTTACTGTAAAAGTATCATCATTATCAGTACCTTTTAAAGCGTTGAAATGAAGAACTGTAGTAGTTCCATTTGTTGCAGAACCTCCAATAAATCTATCAGCAGGGTACACAGAAGCTTGCTCTAAACCAAAGTGATTTGTAGCGAAGTTTACAGTTACAATATCACCAGCTGCTAAAGTATAACCGTTAGCAGTGTCAATATTAGCACCAGAACCAGAACCACTTGCTGGTTCAATTCTTAACTTACTATCTGTAATATCAACAGCATCTCCCAGGTCTAAAGTTGTAACAGTGCCAGCACTAACAGCACTGTAATTACTACCAATGTTAGAGTTAGAGCCTGCCGATGTAACAGTTACAGAAACAAATTCAGTATCGCTATCAATATCATCACTACCTACACCAGTTATAGTCATAAATGATGTAGCTGAACCTTGATCTATATTTGCCCAGTTACTTACGTTTGTACTAGTTATAGTAAATGATTGTGATAAAGGTCTTTCTTTTCTAAAATATAATAAATTCGCCATTAGTCTTGAGTTGTTATAGTTAATGCAGTAACACCAGATAAACCTGTTGCTGATATTGCACCTTCGTTAGCTGGTAGATTAGTGTTTAAATCTACAACAACTGTGAAGTTATTCGTGTTATTTCTTGATCCGCTCATTAAAGAAGCTAGTTCATCAGCTAATTCCTTGAACTTACCAGCACCGTGAGTAATTAAGCATCCATCTCCTACAGTTTCAGTACCATCTTTTGGCATGAAAAATATTTCAGAAGTAGTGTTTGTTAAAGGCACCATTCCTAAAAAGTGACTAGCAGGATATAAAGCCGCATCTCCGGAAGCATCGTTTTGCCCATCATTGGCAAAGTATAAATAGTTTTCCATTTTTTAATTATTTTAAGAGACAGCCGTTACTTCGGTGATGTCTGGGTGAATAAATTTACCGGTTAACGTGTTTGCAACAACAACGTGTTTACCAGCTTTGTTTGGTCTCATAGCGTTTGCTAGTGCTTGACATACTCTTTTAAATCCTAAACCATCATTATCATTGATAGCTAGAACTACTTTGTCAGCGTCTGACGTCCCTTCACTTACTTGGAAGAAAACCTCAACGTCTGTACCGTCAGTAGTGTCAACACCTAAAAACCTATGTGCAGGAACAACAATAGCATTAGAAGCGTCATCGACAAATTCTAGCATAGTGCTGTTACCTTTTTTTAAATCTGTTTTCATGTTTTTTACTTTAAATTAATAATTTGTTTTTGTTTTTTAGTTTAAGGTTTTGGGTTTGGGGTTTAGGCATCAATTAATACCACATCGCCTGAGCGAATAACGTGGTATAATGTTTCTTTGTACTGAACTCCGTGTCCAGCATGTTTATCATAATAAACAACATCTTTGTCGCTTATTCCTTCTACAAGGTTACCAGTTGATATTACGTTAGCCTTTATATACCTATTGTCCGCATCAACGTCTTCAGTTAATATAAGTCCACCAACTTTCTTTGGCCCTTGTTTTATTTTTTGTACTATTATATAATTATTGACTGCTTGCATCGCCTCTCATGTTTGAAATTATACAATCAGCGGATATAATAGTAGTTACAACACTTACCGCATTTTTAAGTGCTGACTTAGTAACAAGTACTGGATCTATAATACCGTGTTTAATCATTTCATATGTATTTCCATTTGTTACATCTATTCCCTTACCGTTTGTAGGTTCTACCGCTTCAATTATACCAGCATTATCTAATATAGTTTGGTAAGGTGCTTTTATAGCATTAAGTAGTATTTCTTCACCCCATCCATTTGGCTTTATTTCTTGAGCAGCATTTAACAGTGCAATACCACCGCCTGGCACTATGCCTTCTTTTAAAGCAGCTTTAGTAGCATATATTGCATCTTCAACTCTGTCTTTCTTTTCTTTAAGCTCTACCTTAGACGCTGCACCTACACGCACCATACCTACTTTACCTGACAACATTGCAAGACGATCTTGTATTTTTTTCTTTAAAAACGGGTTTTTTTCGTTTTTTATAGCTTTTTTAACATTTTCTATGCGTTCTGTAAGATCTTCGCTAATGTCTATAGTAGTAATTACAGTATTTTTGTCATTTGTAACAGCTTTATCAGCTTTTCCAAGGCAATCAACAGTAATTAAGTCCATATCATCACCTAATTCTTCATTTATTACCGTAGCTCCGGTTAAAAATGCTAAATCTTGAACTGTATCTTGCTTAGTTGGGCCAAAACCTGGTAGATCTACAATGTTTACCTTAATATTACCCTTAACTTTGTTCATCATAAGGGCTGATTTTAGTTGAGTATCAACATGTGCAACAATAAGTAACTCTTTTTTGTTCTTTATAACATGTTCTAGTATCGGTTGTATTTTACGTATGTTAGGTATTTCACTACCTACAATCAAAACTAGCGGTTCTTCAAGTACACACTCGTGTTTATCAGTATCTGTAACAAAATGTGGTGATGTTAAACCACAGTCAAACTGCACACCGTCAACAATATCAACGTAAGTTTCTTCAGTTCCAGAACCTTCCATGAAAACTACACCATCTTTACCTACTTTATTGTATGCATCAGCAATAATCATGCCTAAAGTTCGATCATTATTGCAGCTTATACTGCTAATGTCCTCAAGCATGCTGCCTTCAACGTCTATAGCTATATTTGTAAGGTATGTATTTACTTTTTCAAGTGCTGAGCTTATACCTTGTTTAATAAATCTAGTAGAAAGTTCTGCATACTGCTCTTTTTGTACTTCTTTTATCAGTGCTTCAGCAAGGACAGTAGCTGTAGTAGTACCGTCACCTGCTTCTTTCACTGTGTTTTTAGCAGCTTCTTTAATAAGTGTAGCGCCGAGGTTTTCAACCGGGTCATATAAGACTACGGATTCTGCTACCGTTACACCATCTTTTGTTATGACCGGGTTGCCTCTAGCATCTTCGTATATTACACACTTACCAGATGCTCCTAGAGTAGACTTCACTGCTTTTGCTAATTTGTCTACACCCGTAATTATTTTACTTTTAGCTTTTTCACCAAAGTTTAGCTCTTTGATAAGTTCGCTGGGTTGGTTATATTCCATTTAATTAAATTTAATTTGATTGTATACTATTTGAATGTTTTGATTACCTTAGGACCTTTAGTTGCTTCTAGCTTTTTAGCAAAGTGATCGATGCTTCCATCAATTGCAGCTTCAGCTCCTTCTACAGTTTCACGCCTAGTAACATCTGTCCACTCGTTATCTGTATCTGGGTTTAAACATTCAGTTTGGAAAAATCCATTAGGCAGTTGGGTTATCCTCCAATTAGCTTTATTAGCTAAATGGTTCCACTGTTTAATTTCTTTTTCACTTGGTTTTTGGTTGCTAGTATATGTACTAGTCTTGTAATATAAGTATGTCATTGGTTTTATTTTGGTTAATACTTGGTATAGGGTGTTTCCCTATTTCTTTTTCTTCATCTTTGCAGCTGATTTCATTTTCATTTGCATAGCTGAAGCTTTTTTCATCATAGCAACTGATTTTTTCATCATTGCCATAGATTCTTTTTTCATTTTCATAGCTGATTTTTTCATTGCAGCAGGTGATTTGTCAACAATAGCTTTAAACTTAGGATTATTATCTAGCTTGCCAGCTTTAGAAGCTGCTTTTAAACCTTTATTTAATTTAGCTGGAGTTTTTTTCATTTTAGCAGGTGCTTTTTTCATTTTACGTTTTATTTTTAATATGTTTATACATTGAGTTACCTAATTGTTCGCCCATCTTACTGTCTGACTTATAGTGAGCACGGGCAACTCTACGACTATAAGATATGTTTTCTCCTGTTTTAGCAAAAGCTGATTTTGCTTTAAGATATTTATCACCTAACACCTTTGCTATTAATATACCTTGAACAGAATGTCCAGAAGGATATGATGGCGTCTTCATTGAAGCCATTTCGTAGTTAGGTAAATTTTTATCTAAATCTTTAGGTCTTGGTCTATTGTGATACTTCTTTAGTTTTAGTATTACAGGTGCAGACTCTTTTATTAACTTTGCTGCAACACTTTTATCGTAATTTTTTATATTATTATCTTTTGCGGTTTTTGCAAACGCAGATTCTATATTGTCAAACTTCTTTACAAAGTCTTTTTTTAAAGGTATTTTTTTAAGCTCGTTTATTTCTGTACGAGTAGTGTAACCACTATTAGCTGGTGGCTTCATTTTTTTAAACGGTCCTATGTCAAAATCTTTAAACATTATCTTGGACCTACACCAGGTGCTTTAAAAAAGTTTTTAATAGATTCCATGTAATTACTAGCAGTCTCAAAAACAGGTTTCATACCAAACATAGATCTAGTTCTATTACTTTGTTCTGGGCTCATGCCAAAAGGTTTTGAAAGCCTCTCTCTTTGTTTTTCGTATTCTGCTCTTTTTTGGTCTAAACTCTTTGTTAACTCTTTATCGTCATGCTTAACTGGAGATTCATCACCAAACCCACTAAAACCTTTCATTAGAAATGGCCCTTTACCTTTTGGCACAAACTTGCCTCCAATCTTATTATACATAGTTTTTTTTGACCTTTTTTTCATGTCTTTTATTTTTATATTTTATACTTCTTTTTACCTTCTTGTCGTGTCCCTTTACCACCATTACCCCTATTTGCTCTAATTGACTTAAATTTACTGTCTTTATGATCGTAATCTTTACCAGCTATATTCTTACCTTCTTTAATAGCTTTTCTACGTTTTACTTGATTATCTGCTTTCTTAGCTTTTCTACCTTCAGTCATAGCCATAGCTTTATCTCTAATAGCTTTTCTTTTTGCAGCAGATGCAGACAGTTTTTGTTTAGTTACTTTAATAGGTGAATTCATAATCTTATTATTACATAGTTAATAGCAAATTTAAAATGTGGACAATAGGGTGTTACTAGATAACTATAATAGGCTAATGTCCTAAAAAAATGACATTACAAATATTGGGGTGTAGTGTTGCCCCACTATACTCGTTTTTGTTTTGTAAAATAAAAGTCAAATTGTTAAAGCGGGCCCCCCTCGTTGTTTTGCGTTTATACGATTTTTTTTTACATTTTATATTTTATTTTTTTTTTACTAAATATTTCGCATTTTATTTTTTACATATTATATTTACATTTTTACAAACTAAATACGACTACATATGGATAATATAATTGTAAAAAGAAATTAATAAAATGAATTACACTAACACACTTCGCGCAATACATACACACTAAAAATAATAACTAAATAATAATATTACTTTTACAATGTAAATACGAGACAATGTGGATAATATAAATACAAAAACAAAGTTAAACTAAATAAATAAAAATTATGAAATTAAATTCTAAAAGATTTGTAATCAGAAAATCACTAATCGGTAAAAATGCAGTAATAACAGTAAACTTCACAAATGGCAAAACTGCCACTTATAATCACGACAAAGTGTTTGAAGTAATGAAAGATAAACTAGAACAAATGCCATGTTTTATCAAGTACAAAAGCTATACTGCTTCTAACAATGTGCCACTCGTTGCAAGAGAAATCTGCGAGTAGTAATACAAAGTCGAGTTAGTTCCACTTGTTCCCTCGTATAATCAAATATGAATGAGTAATGTAGTCATGGTGCCGAGGTGGGTTCGATTCCCACGCTATAACTAAAATAATTAATATGAATAAAGTAAAACAACATATAAATAACGCAAAGCGTTTTAGACAAGAAAACTATAAACCACTAATTGAGTACATCAATTGGAGTGAAATCACTAAAGATTATAACTTAAAAACAGGCGATTTAAACTACACTGATTACAACAAATTAGAATTAATATTAGATAATTTTGTTAAAAGTAATACAAAATAAACACGAACACTAATGGATAATATAATAAATTAAACAAATGATATACGAGCACGAAATAACTTTTAACGATCACTCAATACAATACTTAACTTCAACAACTAATTATCTAAATGACGAAGATAAAGAGTTTCTCGAAGCGCTCGATGTCGACTTGTCAACAATTAAATTAATAAATACTTATAAATTATGATAATAAGAAAAGTAGCAGGATTATGGATAGTGCAACGTCAGCACTCACAGCAAATAGTATTTTCACACAAAAGCAGAATGACGTGTTATGAGTGGATATTTAAATCAGTACACTATGCATAAAGTAGCAAAAATACTACTAGATATAGTAGCAATAGGATGGTTAGTATTTGTAATTGTAGCAATAGTAACAATAATTACAAACTAAATACGAATTAAGTCGGATAATATATATAAATATGAATATGAAAACAAACATAAACACTTTAAACTACAACGAAAAAACTAAAACACTAATTTTAAACAAAATAAAATACAAAGGCTATGAAATTTGCGAACTACCTGCAAACTTTGGTTGTATTGAATTTAACGAAAAACCAGGAATTAGTGAATGGATTAACTACAAAGGTCTAACATTTATACAAGAATAATTATGAAAAAAAACAAGTATAAACTAACAATTACAGAAGCACACAGTGATCTACTCAAAGTAGAAATGACAGACAAGTATTGTAACTACTGCTGTGTATACGAACCAAGTATTGAAGACGCACTAGCGTATGCAGGTTACTGGTTTGCTGAAACTGAAGCAAGACGCGAGTCAAATCAAACTCACGCAAAAGCAGTAATGGAAATGAATAAACTAGATAAAGAAGCTGGTATACTAACTGGCAACTATGATGGATTAGATTAAAATAATAAATATGAAAGAAAATAATAAATGGAAGTATCAAGGCGATAGCAGGTACGAGAAAATATATGAGAAAATGCAACTACTTGGTATACAAGACGTTACCACAGATAGGCAACACAAGAATGGTACAATAGTTTGGCGATTACCAATCAAAAATAATTGGCCAAGACAAAACGCTAGTTTCATTGAAGTAGCTAGTATGAAAACAGGTTATGTACGTAATCAGAATAGTGGTTATAGTAACTATCAACTCAATAAAAGATGTGAAAACGAGCCGGAGTATTTTAAACTACCTAATGGTGATTATAGAAAATTTACAACTCGTGGTTGTGTACTAATACCAATAGAAATTGATAGATTAGAGTATTTAATAAAGTATTGTGTTAAAAACTATTACATTAAAAATGCTAATCAAGTGCCAAATGGCGAGTTCTATCCAAAGTGGATGTATGATAATGCTAAAGAAAATGCAGACTTTCATGAGAAAAGATCTGATGAGTACATGAATAAGTTTGCTAATGTAGCACCTGATGGTACAAAAGAAGTAACATTAATAATAGATGGCCATAAATATAAAGTAATATGAGTAAGAAAAGAAAACTAAACAGCAAGAATCCAAAGTATATGGACAAAAGCCTAGTAACCGAAAAGAAGGTTATAAGAAAAGAATTAATTAATAATGTAAAAGGCGTTAAAATAAACGCAGTATGGTATGAAAAATAATAGACTAAAAACAATGAACTGTATAACAGTGTTAGATTTTGAAGTGGGAAAAGTGTTTCAATACAATATAGGTAAAGATCACTTATGCTGGAACCCTGAATATGAGAGATGTGAGCAATTCTTAACAGGTGAAGGACACAATTTAAGTAACATAAACTGGATGGTACATAGTAATGAGGAAATAATTACAAATTAAATACGATTGCTATTGGATAATATATACAAATAACGATATATGATTTGTAAATGTAAAAATATAATACCACCTGGCAGAGTTAAACTTGGCTTTAGTACGTGTGTAAACTGTTCAACAGTAGAAGCATATGGTTGCGCACCACTAATAAACCACAAAACCGGCAATTCTATTCAGATAATGTCAAGCAGTGACGCTGCTCGTATTGCCAAGTTAACTCGACGCAGGGGTTATGGAACAATGTTGGCTTAACTTTGTTTTCAAAACGTGTGGAAGAACAAAGATCAGGTTAATTCTTGAGCCACACGGACATGTAGAGGCTTGGGTGGTTGCGCGTAAGGCGAGTAGAGACAGTATCTAAGAACAGTTACAGCTTGAAATAATAGTGTACGACTGAGACGACAGTATCTCATCTTACTTACATGGCAGAACGGCAGGATAAAGCAAAATGTTCGTAAGTCTGTAAGTTCTTTATGAGTACGCAGAACAAGAACCACGCCTGCCCTCCCTCTTCATGTTACAAACTAAATACGATAATAGAAGGATAATATAATAAAATTAAATCAAATGAAATTAACAAGTAAAAAAGTAAAACAATATATGGCGTGGAGAACTGATGAAGAGCTCACGCATTGCCCTAATGCTATTGCTGCGGCTTGCAATGATATGTACGAAGAGTACAGGCATAATGAGTTTCTTAAAATAACAGCAAAAGATTTTATGAAGCTATTATTCTTTAACGACCCAATAGTCGGTATGAATACACATAGCTATGGCTTTCACACAGCACAGGGTAGGCACATTATTAACACTTTACAAAATAAATATTATGAGTACAAAAACTAAATTACCTAAATGGTTTAAAGGCGCTTGCTACGATGAAGGTAGCACAGTAAAAAATCCGTTCAGCGGAGAAGAATATGAATTAAATAATGTAGAACTTTCTATGTACGACTTTATAATAGGTAGTCAGATGGTGTTTGAAATGGCACCACAAACTGTTACGCCTGGCAAAGTTAGAGACTTTCAAAAAGGTCTTGACTGGTTCAGAAAAAACAATACTGACGCTTATTTTGTTTTACTAGATTAAAATAAATAATATGGAAAATATAACACAAGATGAATTTAACGCTTACGAAGACGTAAGAGAATCAGGCATAACTAATATGTTTGACGTGAGTACTGTATCAGACTATTCAGGTTTGAGCAGAGACAAAATAATAACTATAATGAAGTCTTACGAGACACTATTCAACAAATATGGCCACTAGATCAGCAATAAGATTTGCTACACGTAAAGAAGGTGTATCGTTCAACGAACTACCTGAAAATATAAACGCACAGTTCTATGCGCACTGGGACGGTTACCCATCACACAGAGGTGTAGAAATAGCTGAATCATTACTTCATGGTCACAAGATTGAAGGCTGGGAAGTAGAAGATTTAGAACACAGGCATACTGACCTTGAGTTTATATACTATGTGTGGCAAGTAAAAGGCAAAGAAACTTGGATTAGTATATTTGAGCGCAGTGACTACAGCGAAGAGTCTTGGCATCTAGATTATGATGAAAAAGATGCTTTCAAATGTATATTTGTAGGTAAACCTACAGATTTAATAGATAAATACAAACTAAATACGAACGAAGAAGGATAATATATATATGACTGATGAATTTTTAGACAAACTAGCTGACAAATTGTTAGACAAACTGTTAGAAAAATGTTCACAACCTGAATGGCATGTGCGAAGATCAGATGACTTTGTTAATAACTTATCAGGCATAATAGCTTTTAAAGAAAATGAAGAAGAACGTATGCTCGGTGAAATGTCTAAACTAATGACACTCATGGTAATGTACGAAGAAAAAGGTGATCAAGACAAAGCTAACTTAATGCAAGAAAAAGTAGACGAGATAAATAAAAAATTAAATAACAGATGATGAGAAAAAAACCAATGCTAGCATACCCTGTTAGCGATAAACCAATAAACTATACTAAGCCTACGTTTATACAACCAAAGCTTGACGGCGTGAGATGTCTTATACAATACGAAGGCAGCGAAGCTAGTGGCTACGAAAGCGTTGTAGCATACTCACGTACAGGTAAAGTATGGCAAAACATTAATCACATACTAGCGTCGCTAATACCTTTTTTCAAAAAATACCCAGATGTAATACTCGATGGCGAGTTGTATAATCACAAATTTAAAGACGACTTTGAGTCTATAATATCTATGGTCAGAAAAACAAAACCAACAGACGAGGACAGATCTATATCACGTAAGAACGTACAGTTTCATTGTTACGATATAGTTGATGAGACTATGCCATTTGAACAGCGTAATAAGTTTATTCTGTCTGCAGTATACAACAACTACGACTATGTACGTGTACTACCTTGTCAACAAGTTACTAGCGACGACAACGCTAAAAAAATACACAAACTAAACCTCGATGCAGGTTTCGAAGGCTCTATTGTACGTACTAATGATACGTATCAATGTAAGCGTTCACATAATCTACGTAAATTCAAAGACTTCAGCGATGCCGAAGCTACGATCGTAGGTTATCTAGATGGTAAAGGCAAAAGGACTGGCACGCTTGGCAA